GATACAAGTGTTCCGAACATTTACACAAACATAAATGGAATGGTTTCTTTGTTGAGAGTGGAACTATGATTGTTCGTGTATGGCAGGACGGAGAACAGGATGGTCTTGTTGATGAAACAATACTAACCGCAGGAGACTTCTGTCAAGTAAAACCTGGCAAGATACATCAGTTCGAAGGTGTCCAAGATGGTGTTGCGTTTGAATTGTATTGGGCAGAGTTCGCCCACGATGACATTGAGAGACGTACTATAGGAACCGCTATAGGAGAATAAATTCTGAGAACTTGAATGTGACACTAAATGTCATGTACTCAGTACCACCTGTAGACGAGAAGTCCAACCCACTCAAATCCGTAGGAATACAATCTCTGTATTTTATTTGATTGACCGCGTTGTTATGACTTGAGAGTACTGACAGGGTGATATCAGAATGTGTAGGAATTTGTGTAGACCTTCTGTCTGCAGACACTTGTCCTTCGTTGACATTACGGTTCAACCAATCAAACATTTCTCTGTAACCCTTCATGTCTTCATCAAGTAATATGGTAAACTCTACTGTACCGAAACTTACTCTATCGCCTGGCATAGGTATTTCGGTTACTCGTCTGCCAGGCAGTGTGACAGGGTTTACTGTCATGTTGGGATGTGAAACGGACTGAACAAAGTATTCCAGATTGGGATATCGTGAACGGTCAATACTGACACGGAAACCCGTGGGTTGTAAATAGTTTACATTAGATGTGAGTTCCGCATCTTTGATTTGAGTTTTGAGTGTCGCTGCATTTTGTGGCATTTTTAGTTCCTATATCTGTACTTCTATTTATATAAAATAATAGTACAAAAAAGAAACTTTTTACTTGACTTATTGTGATAACTGTGGTAATATACAAGTATGATTAGAAAGGAAATATCATGAGAAACGAATTTACTGAACTTGCAATGCAATGTTCATACGAACAACTGGCACATGCACTATACCTAAAGGGTGAGATGGATGGTTATCAGAAAGTTACTGACAAGACTAAATGGAGAGAACCTGTAATGGCACAATACCTCGGTCACAATGCACACGAGAAAATCAGTGCGGGTGCAGGGAAAGACGAATATGGTTCAGATGCATTTGACCCTGCAACAGGTCGTTATGCAGAATACAAATCAATGGCACTAAAAGAAAAAGAACTTCGTAATCTGTATGAGGAACCAAAGGGTAACAAGGGTAAGACCTTCGCGCCTCTTACGGTGAAGGGTGTCTACAACGGTGCATACAAACAATCTGCATTGGATGCCTATGCAAACATTGACCACTACTTTGGTATATTCTACAAAGAAAGATGTCTAAAGATTGTTAGGGTAAACACCGATGAAGTCATCAGACAGTTGACAGAAAATAACAACAAACGTAAAGTAGGTGCAACTACTAACTGTAACAGTGTCACTATCAAACTGGGTGATACGCATTTATATGAAGAGGCATACTCTGTATGATTGATATTAGAAACGTAGACTGTTTAGAGTTATTGAAATCTCTACCCGACAACAGTGTCCATCACATAAACGCAGACCCGCCTTACAACATTGGTTATGATGGAGGTGATGGTTGGGATACCTTCCCCGACGAAAAAACATATCTAGAATGGTGTAAGGAATGGTTGACCGAGTGTAGTCGTGTACTTGCACCTAATCGAATGATGTGTGTTTGGGGTACACAGAAGACAGATTTATTCTTCCGTCTCAAACTTGATGTGATGAATAACCTATCTGGTATGGTAAGTCAACCCGCAATCCACTGGACATATAATTGGGGCGGACGAACCCGTACAAACTTTGCACATAAGATGGAGACCGCTTGGTGTTTCTCCAAGGGTAAAGACTTTCATTTTGACCGAACAAACATTGAGGTCGAACGTATACTGAAGACCAATCTAAGAACAGGTAAACCGTTTGAGAACGGAACAATTCCTACCACGGTTTGGGATTGTACTGTGGGTAAGACTTCCGCAGAATTCAAGGAGTCAAAGTTTCATCCTACCGCAAAACCACAGAAGATTTTGCAGAGAATGATTTATGCCTACACACAAAAAGGTGAGACAGTATTTGACCCATTCTCTGGTTCGGGTTCTACTGCAGTGGCATGTATACATACAGGTAGGAAGTTTATTGGTTCAGAGTTATACAAAGAATACTATGACAAGTCTCTGGAGAGAGTTGATAACATGAATCCGTTGGGGGTATAATGATTGATTTAGAATCCATATTGGCAGAGTGGAAAGCGGACTCACTTATAAAGGAGGGTCAACTCGATAAGAATAGTATGGACACTCCCAAGATGCACGCCAAGTATCTTGAGTATCTATCCCTAACTAAACTACGATTGAAGAAGGCAGAGTTTTCTCAGAAGTCTCTGTTGAAAGATAAGTGGTTATGGTACAACGGGAAGATGGACGAAGAGACTATGAGGTCAAAGAACTGGTCACCCGACCCGTTCAATGGTTTGAAAGTATTGAAGGGTGACTTAGAAAAGTACTACTACGATGCCGACCAAGAGATACAGGAGAGTGAAATACGCATTCAGTATCTAAAGACTATTGTTGAAACCCTTGAGAGTATCATGAATAATCTCAACTGGAGACACACCACGATTGGTAACATCATCAAGATAAGACAACTTGAGGCAGGATACTAATGAGTGTTGAAAAGAACGCAAAGGCATTCGCAGAAGAAAGAGTTAACTTCCTTATAGATAATAACTACATTGATAAAAATCGACGTGAAGAAGTATTCGAATCGTTAAGATATAAGTTTATAGAAGAAGATGCCAGAGACAAAGAATACATTGCCGAATACAATAACCGTAGGACTCAAGAATCATAGCATGATGTTGGTTGATGCGGAAGCGCATCAGATACCAGAACTACGCGAATATTTTTCTTTCTTTGTACCCAACTATAGATATGTCCCTGCCTACAAGAACAAAAAGTGGGATGGCAAAATCAAGTTATTCAATCAGGTCACGCGCGAACTCAATGTGGGTTTGTATGAACACTTGCGTAAGTTTTGTAGTGACCGAATGTATCCCCTACGATTACAGGAGACCGACTATGGACATCCTGCTCAGAGAAATAAAGTAGACCACCAAACCCTTGTGAAGTTTCAAGAGAGTTTAGGATTACCTTTCCCCCTACGCGATTATCAATATGAAGCAGTGTCACACGGCATAGAGAAAAAACGCGCGATTTTATTGTCCCCTACAGGTTCGGGTAAATCCTTTATCTGTTATAATCTAATACGATGGTACATGGATAACTATGGCGATAAACAGATACTTATAGTTGTTCCAACAACAAGTCTAGTCGAACAACTCTATAAAGATTTTGATGAGTATGGATTTGATGTAGAAGAGAATGTTCATCGTATCTATAGTGGTAAGGATAAGACTACCGACAAACCTATTATCATATCAACTTGGCAATCTATCTACAAGTTCAGTCGAGAATGGTATGAGAACTTTGGGTGTGTAGTGGGTGACGAGGTTCACCTTTTCAAGGCAAAGTCTCTTTCTGGTATTATGAATAAGTGTGTTAATGCTGAATATAGATTTGGTATGACAGGGACACTCGATGGAACCGCAACAAATAAACTTGTGCTTGAAGGATTATTTGGTCCAACTAAACGAGTAACGATGACACGTGACCTACAGGAGAAAGGTACACTTGCTAAGTTAGATATATCTATTTTATTATTAAGGTATCATAACGACGTATGTCATTGGATGAAGGGTAAGACCTATCAAGAGGAAATAGAATATATTGTCACGAATGAGAAACGTAATAGGTTGATCACTAATTTAGCGGCAGACCAGAAGGGAAACTCACTGGTATTATTTCAGTTCGTAGAAAAGCATGGTAAACCATTATTCGATATGATACGCGATAAAGTGGGCAATAGACCTGTATATTACGTTTCTGGCGAGGTAGATGCGAAAGACAGAGAACAAATACGTGGTATTGTAGAGAAGCAAAAAAATGCTATTATTGTAGCATCACTAGGTACATTCTCTACAGGTATTAACATAAGAAAC